TTTGGTCTCGCTATTTTTAAGAAAGCAGGCGAGAAGGTCAGCAGCTACTTGCACACTGTTTGCTAAATCTGGCTTATGTACCAGAGCAATACCAAGTTGATCACCATACTTTTTATAATTAGCACGCCCAGTTAACTGTACAAAGCCACGGCCTTTATAAGCACTACCATCGGGTATGCCAATATTGCCTAAATCTTTTCGGTTATCATAAAGATCAAAGGCATGGCCATGTGGTGATGTATTAAACCTGGACTCACCTTCTGAAATCGGTTTAAAGCTGGCTGTTTCGGCTCGGATAGTTGCTAAAGCCATTAAGACCATTGCTTTGTCTGCCAAGCTGACAGATCTTAAGGCATCCAATACAAACGGTAGATTTGTTTTAATATTGGCGGCGGGTGTTTGCGGAAACATTTTTGATACGATACTGCTAGTAACATTTGAAATAATAAAATACCCTAATCCATCGGTATTCATACCTAATGCAGTTAGTGTTTGTGGTCCGGCAATCCCATCAGCTGGCAGTTTTTCACTTTTCTGAAAGGCTATTAATGCGCACTCTGTACCAAAGCCAAATTGGCCATCAACTTTACCAGGATTAAAACCCTTTTCTTTAAGGGCTTCTTGCAAGTCGTAAACTCTGCGACCAGAAGCCCCGTCTTTAAGTAGTAACATATAACCTCGATTTGTAAGATTGTTATTTGATTTTGCGTTTTATGCTGTCATATAAATCTATCAACATAGGGATTAGCGCATAGCAACTTAAAGCAAAAAATAACGTTAGTTTTTTTGTATTGCTAATTTTGCGTTCAAAGTACATGCCATCGCGACAAAAAAGGTTTCTAGCTTCTCTGCAAATAATTCGCTCTTCAAGAATAGATTCCCCAGTCACCTCACAATAACCGATTAAATCGCTCTGTCGTTTTGTACACAGATGGCAATAATCGTAAACATGGTATTTACATTCTATGCACGGATTTAGAACCGGATGTTTGTTCATAGCCACTACCTTAAGGTTGATTTTTTAATGCAGAAATGTTTGGCTGCGCGTCTGCACCGGCTTATGCAATTGCACATCTTTACCAGCCATATTGCCCGCAAAAATAGCTTTAAAATCACGGTCATTTTGCGGTTTTTTAACAGTGCGAGTGTTAGTTTTAATATCAAACTTTTTAGCAATATAAGCATCAATCGCTTCTTGCTCATCGTCAGATCCGGCAAAGTCATGCACTTGGTTGTAGATTTGACCAAGCCAGCCATCACAAAATAAATCTGCCATGCGGATTTTGTTACAACGCTTGTAGCGTTTAAGCGTTTTAAGATAATTTGCTCTGTCACTAGTAATCTGTTTGCGCAAAACATCAAACGTATAAGCTGCTAAATCTGGCTTTATGCCAAGACCTAAAAAAATGACTTCAGAATCATTAAATCCAAATCCTTTATCTAAAATGGCTTTGCACGCAAATGCTTTTGCAATCATGTTAGCTAACTGACTTAGATAGACTGGAGCCTGATATTTACCCCCCGTTTTAGTTGTTTGCTCATGCACTTGGGCGGCGGCTATATCACCAGTTGTCATGTTGTATTTCTGCATTAATGAGTATGCCTGGCGTTTTGCATTTTCTGCTTCATGCGGATTGCTGGAACTAGCTAATGCCAAGCATTTGGCTATGCGTTCAGCAATGCGTTTTAACTCTTTTTCGGTCATCTTTTCCTCGGTCATCGGTTTACCTCCTAATGTCAATTGGTGGCGGCATATCATCTGGTGGTAACCCCAGCATCTTTCGCCAAAGTCGATTAAATAAAGTCGGGTTATTTGTAATTTTTTTCCATTCATCAGCACCAATGCCAGAGACATGGGCAAAGTTTTGGATACGTCGATAGCGCGTTATTGCTCGTTGTTGCCATGGTTCAATCATGTTGGTTTTAAAAAAGCCCTTTCAGAGATTTTATGTGGCTTTTAAAAAAATAAGATTGCGAAGGGCTTCTCATGCCTGCCCATTCCACCAATCCGTAAGCTACTGCAAACATCACAGGAGATATTTATGGACTCTAAATCAATTTTTTTAAGCCGCACGTTTTGGGTTAATTTGCTTTTTGGTGTACTTGCCTTATTGGCTGACCATATAGAGCTATTGCGCGGAATGGTTTCTGATGGGGGATATTTCGGCTTATTACTTGCTTCATCAATCAGCAATATCGTGTTGCGCACTCAAACCAACACTGCGGTAAAGCTTAAATGAGGCCGTCTTTATTAAGCTTTTTGTCTGCTTTCCTGCCATCGCTTCCTAATATGCCGTTAAAAAAGATTAAATCAAAGCGCCGCAGCAGTCGTTTTGAAGTGCGGGGGTGGTGATGGCTGATAGTGTTGATGATGCTAATGACATAGCGCAATTTATAACCGGTGCAGCACTTAAAAAACATGCTGCCAATCAAGATCAATCCTCCCAAACCATCATTGATAGCATTGTTTATTGTGCTGATTGTGATGCTGAAATTGAGCCTGATCGACTAGCAATATTGCCCCATTGTGTACGCTGTATTAGCTGCCAACAATTGCATGAAAAAGAGGAGCGGCTATATGGCAATAACTATTGATTTATGGCAGTTGCTAGGGATGGCTGTTTCTGTTTTGACGGTTTTTGTATCCGTTATGTTTGCAGCGGGAAAGTTATTGCTAGGCCAGTTTGAACGCCGACTTGATGACAAGTTTAAAACCCAAGAAGATGCCAGAATTGTTGGGCAAAAGCATTGGGATGCTAAGTTTAGTGTGCTTGAGCAAGCAGCTGCTAATGAGGCCAAAGAATGGCAGCGGGTAGAAAAAGAAATTTTAATCATGAAAGCAGACATGTCAAACCAGTATGTACGCCGTGATGACTACATCCGCAATCAATCAGTAATAGAAGCCAAGATTGATGGGCTAGCTTTAAAAATTGAAAATGTTTTTATGAAAGGGGTACAGCATGGCTGATTTGGAAAAAATACGGCGTGAGACCATTCGCTGGCAGATTTTGTTAACTCTGAATACTGCAAGGCCGTTAGGCGCATATGAAAAGATGATGTTGTCAGTTATTCAATCCGAATTCCCCGACAGCACCCAGAACGAAGTCAGGCGCGAGCTTGATTATTTGCATGGCAGAGATTTGGTTAAAGTTGATAAGCGTCCTGATGGGCGCTGGTTTGCTGAGATCATTCGCTATGGGATTGATGTGGTTGAATACACGTTACCAGTAGAACCAGGCATTGCCAGACCAGAGAAATACTTTAATGCCTAAGCTGAACTTGATTGAGTCTTTACCGGAAGATCAAAAGCGCTTAATTGAGGCAGAAATACGCGCGCGTAATTTTGCTGACTATGATGGTCTGGCTGACTGGTTGCAGCAAATGGGCTTTGAGATTAGCCGCAGTTCTGCATCCCGTTATGGGCAAAAACTAAAGCGCCGGATGAAGGCAGTCATGGATTCTACTGATGCTGCTCGGATGATTGCAGAGGCCGCACCCGATGATTCTGATTTGCGTTCAGCGGCTGTGATTTCAATGGTGCAATCTGAGCTATTTGAAGTGATGGTATCGTTGCAAGACTTAGATGAATCGGCGCCGGAAGATCGAGTTATGCTGCTAAAAGAGGCGGCTAGATCGGTTTTGGATATGACTAAGGCAAGCGGATTGCAGAAAAAATGGAAGCAAGAAGTTGAAGATGCTGTGATGGCTGCACAGCTGGACTTATTAAAAAAACTGGCCGTTTATATCGATAAAAATCATATTGAACACAAGCTTATTTTTGCTGCCATCTTAAAGCCTTTTGGCGAGGCGTTAACCCTTGGCAAAGCCTAAACGCAAACAGTTTTTAAGCGATATTTCCGAACTGGCTGAACAGGTTGCTAGTGAAGTTGCTACAGAAAATACACAGGCATTATCGTTTAGAGATTGGTGCTTACAAGCCAGCCCCGAATTTAGATGGGATTGGCCTCACTTGGCTTATATCCGTTCAAGGCTTGAGCCAATTTGTGACATGCTTGAACAGTCTTTGCGCGGTGAGGTATCCGATCATAAGCCACGGCATTTGATTTTATCAGTGCCCCCACGGCACGGCAAATCTGAGCAAGTCACTGTTAGATTTCCGGCGTATCTAATGGAACGGTGGCCAAAAATCCGCACGATTATTGGCGCTTACAATGCGGCTTTAGCACTTAAATTTAGCAAAAAAACTCGGCGGATTGCATCACAACGAATTACCATGGCTAAAGATGCCAATACCATAGGTGAGTGGGAAACTTCAGAAGGTGGTGGTCTGCGTGCAGTTGGTGTTGGCGGTGGTGTTACTGGTCATGGTGCTAACCTTATCATCATTGATGATCCAGTTAAGTCTCGCGAAGAAGCCGAATCAAAAACGTATCGTGAAAATATCTGGGATTGGTTTAAGGATGATATTTTTACCCGTTTAGAACCAGGCGGGGTGATGATTATCATTATGACTCGTTGGCATGAGGATGATTTAGTAGGACGTATTCAGCTAAGCGATTTTGCAGACGATTTTGAAGTAATCAACCTTGCAGCTGAAGCTGAGTATGGTGATCCTCTTGGCCGTCCAGTTGGGGCGGCATTATGTCCAGATCGATTTAATGAAACTGCCCTGGCCAAGTTGCGAGTTATTTTAGGCCGGAGTTATTACTCGCTTTACCAAGGCCGACCAGCTGCTGTTGAAGGCGATATTATTAATTTAACTTGGTTTAAACGCTATCGATATAAGCCACAGTTTAAGCGGATTGTACAAAGTTGGGATACTGCGCAAAAAGCTAATCTTAAGAATGATTATAACGTTTGTGAGACCTGGGGCGAGACCGAAGAGGGTGATGATTACCTACTAGATGTCTATCGTGAAAAGATGGAGTACCCCAAGCTAAAACGCGCGGCTTTTGAACAGAAAAAGCGCTGGAACCCTAGCGCTATATTGATTGAAGATAAAGGGCATGGCACTGCACTTGGTCAAGAACTTAAAGATCTTCCTGGTTATAACGTAATCATGATTGAACCGGAAGGCGATAAAGTTACACGCATGAGCGTAGAGTCATCGGCATTAGAAAGTGGTCGAGTATGGATACCGGAAGAGAATACTGAACCTTGGTTACCAGAGTTTGAAAACGAGTGCATGAATTTTCCTGCTGTAAAACATGATGATCAAGTTGACGGCATGTCACAGTATTTATTCTGGAAGAGAAATCCAGGTAAGAAAAAAGCAGATTATAAAGCGTGGAGCTTACCGTGGCTGTAGATAAACTCATTGATAAAACTTCCGATCAATTTTTAATTGATAGCTATGAAGGTCAAGGTAGTTATGCGACCGGATTCTATTTAATTAAACATACTCGGGAGTCTGATACTAAATATCAAAAACGTAGGCAATTAGCTATTTATCCAAACTTTTGCCGCAAGATTGTTGACGTTTTTTTAGGATTTCTCTGGCAACAATCCCCAACGCGTGAAGTTGATGATTTATACACTAATTTTATTGCTAACGCTGATGGTAATAAGGGCAAGCTAGATACACTGATGTTCAGTTATCAGCGTTTAGCTATGATTCTTGGCACTGTTTATATCATTGTCGATAAAGCCAAGGCTATTGATAATAAAAATGACTCTTCATTGCCTTATTTAGCTTTACGACTACCTAATCAATTAGTTTCTGAAGTTAAAAATGCAGCTGGCGTGTGGGAATCTGTCACGTTTTCAGAAATGAACGGCGGTGCAGTCGTTTATAGAACCTATACGGAAACTGGTTGGATATTATCCAAAAAACCTACAGGTGAAGGTATCATTGACAGCGGTGAATATTCACTTGGACAAGTGCCCGTTGTACCTTTTCATATCGCTAAACCGCTTAACCCAGCAGACAGCAAAGCCGTTTCATTCTTTTATGACTTAGCTTGCTTAAACTGGGATTTGTTCAACTTAACTTCGGAGTTGCGCGAGCTGCTACGTTCTCAGACTTTTAGTATTTTAGCTTTACCCGTTACTGACGATGCAGAGCGCCAAAAACTAAAAGATTTAACTATCAGCACGGAAAACGCTTTGACGTTTAACCCTGCTGGCGGTGGACAACCCACTTATATTGCGCCACCACCCGATCCGGTTAATTGCTATGAAACCCGTATTGAAAAGACGATTAATTGTTTGTACCAGATAGCTAGCCTTGAATTTATTGGCAGTGTTCAACCATCTGGCGAAGCGCTTAAATACCATTTTTTGCAAACTAATAGAGCATTAGCTGGCATGGCTGAAATGGGTGATGCTGCTGAAAATAAAATAGCTGAACTAGTGTATTTATGGGAAGGCAAAGAATTTAACGGCAATATTGCTTATTGTAATGACTTTAATCTGGCAGACTTACCAACGGCCATATCAATTGCAATGGATAGTACAACGCTGGGGCTTGGAACTGAGTTTGATAAGACGATTAAAAAACGCCTGGCTAAACAAATTCTTTCTAATGATACGGCAGCATCAACGATGGCGGAAATCGACAAAGAGATTGATGCACAGGGTGATATTTATGGTAACCGGATTGCTCAGCAAGCGGGTTTATGACCATTATAAATTTGTCGGATGAAATAAAAAAAAGGACTCCGCATATCTCTGGATATGCTTCATGTGTGTGCTGTCATCATACATGGCAAGCTGTTGTAGTGATCGGAACAAAAGTTCTTGAATGTCCAGAGTGTCAACAAAATAAGGGGGTATTTTGTGAAATTATATATCCTGATGATGGTGTTATTTGGGAATGTAATTGTGGATGCAATTTCTTTTTTTTAACCCCAATTGGTGAATTATGTCCAAATTGCGGGACTTATCAAAACAGATGATTTATGGCTAATATTCCTAAAATTTATCAGCAATTAGCTAAAGAGGTGATCAAGCAAGAAGGCCATATTGAGATGAGTGCTAAAGATTTTGTTGATAAATTTGTTGCTAAATTGCGCGACCAAGGGCGGAAAATAACACCAGCTGTGCAAGATGAAATGACGGCATATCTAGCATCTATGCACATTTTAATGAACACAAGCATAGTTTCTGCCGCGACCATCGCGGCTGGAACAGTTGATAAAAAAATGCAAAGTGCATTCATTTCAAAACTGACTGAGCAAGCTTACAACCAACGCTGGCCTGATGGCCTTAATTTATCAAAACGGCTATGGAAATGGGATAATTCAGTTAAGGATGGGTTATCAAAAACACTTCAGCAAGCTGTTAAACAAGGTCAATCAGTTAATAAAATTGTCTATGATATGCAGCGTTCAATTGAGCGTGCTCCAGGTGGTCGTCTTTTTCAAATTGTTGAACATCATAAAGATGATTGGGTAAAAGAACTACATGAAGCTGCCACAGGTTTAATTCATAATCCTGAAATGAAAAAATATTGGGATGAGGCAGTTGCAGAAGCCGAATATCGTATTACAACACTTAGTAAAACTGGATCACGAACAGCGGCTGAACAAGTCGTTAAACAGATTAAACTAGCCGTTCAAAATGGATCGGAAGAGTTAGCAGATAAGGCGGTAAAATGGTGGATGTATGATAAACAGCTTTATCATCTAAAACGCATCGCCAGAACTGAAATGGCAACTACATTACATCAAGCTGTTATTGCGTCAACCAAGGATGATGAAACTGTTATTGGCTATCAATGGCGCTTATCTAGTAGCCACCCAGTTTCTGATGTTTGCGATTATTACGCTAATATTGAAATTGGTCTTGGGAAAGGTGTTTTTACAAAAGAAACTGTCCCAAATATGAAAGCACACCCTCATTGTATGTGTATAATTCAACCCCGAGTTACAGCAATAAAAAAACGTGGGTCAAATTCTTACGATGATTTTTTAAAACGTTTTCCAGATGCCAAAAATGGTTAATTTTCATCTCGATAAGTCCAAATTCATCCCCGTTTATCTCACATAACCCTTTTAAATATCTCACTCCTCTTTACACAGTGTATTTGGATAGAATGGTGCCATTGGGACAGATTGCAGAAATTAATGACTTGCTAGCCGATTCTGTTAAACAAACCCAGCAAATGACTAACCCGCAAATTGGATCGGCATCTGAGTTTTTAACAAAAATCGACAGCAACAATGCTCAGATAGAAAAACTCTGGAAGAGCTATATGGCAACATATTTAACCCCAGAAGAAAAAACGCTAGCCGATGAGTTTATCAACTTGCATCAAGCATTTCTGGTTGGCGCGCTATCACCAGCAGTGGAAATGATTAAGAGCAATCAGACTGCTGAGATACATGCTTTTATTAATCAATCGGTATTGCCAAAATTTGAACCGCTGCAGGCGCAGGCAGATCAATTAAAAGAGCTGCAAATCCAAGTTGCAAAGGAAGAGTTTGAGTCAGCAACCCAGCGTTATCAAACCATCATGTACATTAATATTGGTGAATTGCTGGTTGGGATGTTATTAACGGTTGCATTTGGGATGGCGGCGTTTCGCAGCATTATGAAACAACTGGGCATAGAGCCGTTGTATGCCATGTTAATTGCTAAGGATGTGGCCAAAGGTAAAGTTAATCGCGACATCAAGCTGGAAAAAGG